GCGCCGTTTTTCACCGCATCCAGAAAGCTGCCAAACTCATGCTTGTATTTTTTAGGCTCTGACTTCAGGCTGTTGAGCTCATCAAACAAAGGTTGCAAGTTGATTTCGATGGTAGGGATTTCCACGCCCAGCACCTCCGCCACTTTACGGATAGGCCACGTGAGCAAGTCCACCATTTTTACGACCTGCTTTGCCAGGAACTCCACCATTGAAATCAAGGTGTTTTTCCACCAGCTCACATCGCTGATGCGCTCCGACACCGCTTTCCAGTTATCCCAGACATAAAGCACCGCCGCAGCCAACGCGCCCACAGCAGCAATCACCAAACCCACGGGGCCAGTCAGCACGGTCATCAGCCCGATGAGCGAACTAATGCCTGAAGCCACCAAACCGATGGCCACCGTTAAGGGCCCGATAGCAGCTAACACCGCGGCAATAGCCACAATCATGGCTTTTGCCTTGCTGCTGAGTCCGGCAAACCAATTCGCCACGGCCTTAATCTTTTCCATCAGCTTCTCGAGGTAAGGCATCAGCATATTACCTACCGTAATTGCCACGTTGCGAAGCGTGTTCATCATCTTCGTAAGTCGGGCGTTGAAGGTTTTGCTGGCCGCCTCAAACTCGCTTTGCAGCGAGGTGTTGTCTTTAAAAGCCTGCTCACTCATTCCCAGCGCCCGCGTCAGGTCGTCGGTGTTTTTCGCCAGCGCCGTTAAAGCCGTCCGGGCGGTACGCTCCAGCACGCCGCGCAGGTTTTCGGCCTCCTGACCGTTACGCGACATCGCGTTCACCAGTATCATCAGCGCTTGCTGCGGGTTGTTTTGCTTAATCGCTTTAAACTCATCCACGGTCATACCCACCGCTTCGGCAATGTCTTTTATTTTTTTCGGGTCTTGCAGGCTCTGGAACAACGACCGCATCCGTGTACCGGCACGCTCGGCGCTTTCACTCATGGCGTTCATCTGTGCCGACACCCCGGCAATTTGCGTGGCGTTGAGTCCGAAGTTGCTCATGGTTGCTGATGAGCGCAGCATGGCATCTACTATCTCGCTTGAGCTGGTGGCGAAGTTGTTCGACAGCTCGTTAATAGCTGAGCCCAGGTTTTCGATATCACCAACGGGGACATTGGCTTGCGTGCTGATTTTTGCCAGCGCCTCGCCCGCCACATCGGCTGTTAGGTCGGTAGCCTCAGCCATCTTAGCCACAGTCCGCGTAAAACTCTCGATGTTTTCGCTTCCGCGGATGCCAAACCTTGCCGCATCCGCAGCCAGCCCGGCCAGCGCCCGCTGGCTCATCGGTATCTCTTCAGCCATACGGCGGATACTTCCGGCCAGCTTGTCGGCGGTGGTTTTGTCGGTCACCTTCTGCACTTCCACCATGGCCGTCTCAAAGTCGGCGGCAAACTTCACCGCCACGCCACCGGCAGCCACCAGCGGAAGTGTTACATTGCGGCTCATGTTACGACCGCTGGCCCGCATCTTCCGCGAAAAGCGGTTAAGATTTCGCTGTGCTTTGCTCAGGCTCTTTTCAAGCTGTTGAATGTTTGCCCCAATCCGTATATTTATATCCGCTAATGCCATAACTGCTGGTTAATTCGTTTATAAGTTTATTCGTTGATTAGTCTTTTAAATCTATTTTCTTAATCATTAACTATTCAACCAATTAACTAATCCACTCTTCACTCTTTCTTCCGCCACTTAATCCGTTCTTTTATCCGCTTCACATCTTCAGGTGTCAGCAGGTCTTCTTTCTTGTATTCGCTTTCCTCATCGAGCGAAAGCGGAATGAGGTTTTCTTCTTTTACGTTTTTGGTGCTCTGGCTTTGAAGCACCGCCCACATTATTTTTCGGGTTTTTAAGAGCTCGAACTCGCGGTTTTTAAAGAAGCCGTCTGAAATCATTTCCAACTCCACAAAATCCAACTCCTCAAACTCAGACGGCATCAAACCCAACTCACCTAACGCGAACCGCTCTACTTCGCGGAAGGTGATTTCTTTTTTTTCGCGGTTCCTCCGGAGCTATGGTTTTGCTGGTCGGTGAACCGCTCGGCGGCAAACTCAATAGCTTCGGTGATGAAGTCTATAAACCCGAGGTCTTCCACCCAATCTTCCACCTGCTCTACCGTGATGGCGTCAGGGTCTTTCTTCAAGCTCACCGCCGCGTCCTTGGCCGCGAAATAAATTAAGTCCACCGCCGGTCCCAGGTTAATATCACCGTTAGGGTTTTTTTCATCCTGTACGACAATCTGCTGAAAGGAGGCCGACAAGGCCACATCATACTTTTCAGCAAACCACCGCCAGCAGCGCACCCCAAACTTAAAGTTCAGGGTTTCGCTACCGATTTTTTTGGTTAAATACTTGCTCATATTACACAACGGTTCCGGTTGTCAATTCGCCTGAAGAAACAAAGTCGGCGCTGTACGTCACGACATCATCTTTGTTCATCTCCACGCTCACGTTGTTTACATATCCATCTACCTCATAGGTAGGGGCTCCGCTGGTTGTCGACGTGATTAAAAGCGTTGCTTTTGTTCCGTTCGTGATAGAGGTAATCAGGTCGTTGACTCCGGCACCTGCCACGGCTCCGGTTTCATACAGCCCGCCAATACTCAGATTGATATCATATTCGCCAAGCGGTATTCTTTTTTTTGCTGAATCGCCCTTCACGGTCGTGTCGAGCATCTCGTCTGATATTTCAAACGACAATTCGCGCTGCGAAGCCAGCTCCACAGTACCCATCTGAAGCAGCATTACTTTTCCTTTTATCTGTCCCATGTTTTTAAATTATTAATTATCATTCCACACTTCGTAATCTTTCCACACGCCCGTATCATCCCACGAACCCTCCGCTAAAATCCACGGGATAACCACGTGCACATATGTTGAGTCAGAAACAATCGTGGCCTGGTAGCTTACCAGGTCGCTCTGATTCATTTCTTCTTTTAAATCTTTTACATAACCCAAAAACGTCGGGTAATCAACCAGGTCTGAACCCACGGTAATCTGAGCCCTTGTTTTTCCGGTCAGGTTATCGAGCAGCAGTTTTGCCGATGCGTTGGGGTTTTCGGGGTCGTAGAGCCCTCCCAGGCTCACCAACATCTCATAACGCCCCGACGGCTTCCGGTTTTTGCTTTTCCCTGAGCTTCCGGCCACAGAAAGAAAATCAGTCGTGATGTTCCACGACAGCGTCCGCTGGCTTACCAGCGTAGTGCCCGCCACCTCAATCACGGTTGTATTTCCTTTTACCTGTCCCATTCTTTGTTAAAACTCGAATTTCAACTTCCAAATTCCAATTTTTTGTTATTTGGAATTTCATTCAAACATCGTTATTGAGTCGTTCCAATAGGCTTCATCCACCCAGCGGTCATTCTCAAGCAGGTTCAACACGCGCTGCTCATCTACTGTAAAGCGTAGCACCGTGTGTTTTACGTTCTGGTCATCGCTCAGGTCGTCGTTCATCCCTATGAATCGCACCACCGGAATATCCACCGCCTCCACCGTGCCGCTGTATCCATCGAGGGCGCGACGCACGTGCCCCGATATCTCCACCGCATCAGCCATCAGCTCCGCAAACACGTTCACCTGAAACTCAGCCTCATCATAAGATGATGGGCGTTGCTTCGTGTCGTGTGGCAGCGTAGATATCAACTGGTAAGTGACCGCCGGAAAGTCTGCCGTCTGCGGCATAGCCACCGGGTAGATGCGCCCACCCGTGAGGCTGCTCACCTCGCTGTCGTTTATTAATATCTGTGCTACTGCTTTGCGTATCATTTAGCTGCGGCTTTAACGATTAATTTCTTTATTTTCCGCTCAAAGCGTTTTTCAATATTCTCTTTATTTTTTTCGAAAGCCGGGCGCATAAACGGCTGTGCCGGGGTGCTTCCGGTGTGCGTCACCTTCACCCATTTCCCGCCAATTTTCCGGTATTGCGGCTTCCGGTATTTTCGCGGCGCGGTGCCAAACTCAACCAAGTGTCCGTAAAAAACATTTGTGCTTTTACGGCGCGGCCCTACATAGATAAAGAGCTGGGTTTTGCTTTGTGGATTGATATATCCAATAGCTTTTTTCAGCGCACCGGTTCTAACGGGCGCCATCGCTTTTGCATCGCGTTTCATCGGAGCAGCGGCAAAGCGCAAAGCCTGACGGATGGGTTTAACCTTGTTTTTGATTTTCGCATCATCAAGGCGTTTTACCACATCTTCAACCCCTTCAATCCTAAAGTTGGCCGTGTCTCTTATGGCTGTTCCTTTTATCATCCCACGTATTTTGTTGTGATTTCGATAATACGGTCGTTGATAATTTCGACATTAATGATGTCGTAAGATTCCCCGTTGTGCCTCAGCTCGTCGCGGGTGGTGATGTTTTGCCCGGCATCGCGGATAGTCCAAATCTCGCGTCTGGTGTACACCTTTTGCTTTTCTTCGCCCACCCCTTCCACATCTTCGCGACCGTCGACCTGGCTTTTGGCTGCATACTCCTCATATTTCAACGCATAAGAAGGCACCTCTTCACCGTAATCATTACTGGTAAAGTCGTAACCGTAAATTTCTATGTCGTATGAATAATCTGAAGCACGCATTTTGTTTTTATTTAAGCATTAGGAATCCTGTGATTTTTAAATACTGTTTCAGCGCCAAACGGAATCTTTTCCACGCGGCGCCCTACCAGCACTGCTTCGCGATTTTCGAAATAGTGCGCAGCAGTCATTTTGATGGCTTGCAACACATCATCGGGCACCTCATCAACTGCCCACCCGGCATCATACTTTGCTTCAAAAGCATCGGGGCGCTGGTAGGTGTCTACCAATTTCCCGTCAAGGAAAAAGAGCACCGCCGGGAGCTTGATTTTATCCACCACAAAATCGGTGTCGAGCGTAAGCGTCTGCTGTGCGTTGTCGGTGTCGTAATATTTCAGGCTGGTAAACGTGCTTACCTTGCCACCCGGCAGCCGAACGTATCTTTCATAAGCATCGAATGTGAAAGTTATTCCTGCTGTGAGCACCTGGCGGTTCATCATCGCTTCGGCCATACCGATAGCGGCTTTAATCAGCGTCTCCAGCATTCCATCCCAGCGTGTTTTGGCGGGCGGGATTTCGAGGTGTGCTTTCATATCAGCCACGCTTAACAACGTTAACTGGTTGGTGGCCGGTGTGCTAACAGTGTATCCTTTCATTATTTCTGCTCTTCAAAATATTCAATAATCGCATTCGCGGTGGCTTTGCCAATTCCTTTTATGTCCTGGAGCATTTCGGCATCCATTCTCACCAGGTCATCTACACTGAAGTCAGCAAGATATTGACGCCCCGGAAGGTCTTCAGGTAAGTCGGAGGCTTCTTCGGTGGTTACTTCCATAATCACATCTTTATCAAGAAGCGGCTTCGCTCGCTCATCGGTAAGCTGAACAATATCACCCTTCATTGAGCCGTGACCGTATTGCGTTCCGTGTTTTTTAAATTGATAGTTTTTCATTTCTGTTTATTTTTATTTGGTTTAAATAATTCCCAGCTACTATTCTTCGCCGGGAATTAATCGAAAGGCATCACCCCTTCTTGCTGCTAAGCAGCGGCTTTTATTGCTCCGTTTAACAGGAAATCCGCCTACTAACTCTAAGCAACAACAACAGTAGCGGATGCAGGAATCGAACCTGCTCCTGTAGGTTATGAGCCTACCGAGTTAACCGTTTCTCCTATCCGCAATATTTTTAAGAACTTTTTTTATCCGCGTAATCCGTCAAAAACCTGTGGATTTTGCGTTTCTAAAAAAAGAGCCGCCGCGTGGCGGCTCTCCAAACTAACCACTAAAAATCAACCATGAAAAACCTAACCCAAGTTTATATCGGCTGCTATTGCAAAACTTTCTTCGCGCTTCAGGTCGATATCCCAGAAGGAATCAACTTGCAGCTCTGTTAAGCCTGTAGTTTTTGAGGTGTATGGGTCCACGATAATATCGAGGCCACCAAACTGTGCGATAATCAGGTCTTCCCAATTACCAAAAATCATCGCGCTCAAGTCCTCGGTAGTGTGCGTCCCTTCAGTAAGGTTGCTGGGCACGTGGTTGGTTACGTAGAAAGGATAACCATTCACCTCGTTGTTTTCGAAAACAAAACGACCGGAACCACTGTCTTTTGCCAGCGTCTTCAGATAACCGCGAACTTTTGCGTTCGAGAGGTAAGCCAGCTTACCCATGTCAGCGTTGTCCACTGCAATCTTAGTTTCAAACTCCACCATTTTTTCATGAGTAGGATTACCCGCTCCATTAGCTCCAAAATCTACGGTGTTGGTAATCGAACTGTTATTCAAAATACCCACCGGGTTGTCGCCTCCGGTTGCGCCATTGATGGCGGTCTGCTGCAACTTATTCATCGTTGCAAACAGCAAACTGTCGCGGACAATGCGTTCCACGTCAGGTGAAGATTGAAGCATCAGCTGCTTTGATATTTTAGTAAGCGCACTCAGGCGGTGCGGAGTCAGAGACACCTTGCTTGCGCCGATGTCTGAGGCACTAACCTCTCCCATTTCGCTTTCCCAGGTGGCAGTTACATCAGAGGTCTTTTTCGGAAAATCTACATTACCTGAAAGCCCGGTGATAAAATCGGCCCCCATTTGCGCCAGCACCATACGCTCGCGAAGGTTGTCGATAAATCCACGAAGCTCAGTAGGAACAAAATCACCTGCATCCACTTCACCAGAAACACCGGTTGCCGTTGCGGCACGCTGTTCTCCTTGGTTCAGAATTATGTAAGGAATCTGCAATCCCTGCCCTTGCGGGTTGTTGCG